TATCGGTCAGTCGTTTATGGCAATCTGGACGAACGGAACCGGACTTGAAACGCTGAACAATATTCAACTGCTGCTGCAAACCATCTTTAACCTGATTACCGCCATTGCAACGGCGTTTACCAATGCGTGGAACACGAACAACACGGGCGAACAGATGTTGCAAGCAATTATGAACTTGCTGAACACGATCATTCAGATTATCACATCTATTGGTCAGGCGTTCATTGCAGCATGGAACGATGGTAACGCGGGACAAATCATGCTGCAGGCTATCATGACAGCGATTACGAATGTTGTTAGCTTTGTAAATTCCATCGGCCAGGCGTTCATTGTTGCTTGGAATCAAGCTGGTTTGGGCGAAAGCATTATGGGACACATCATTTCCATCATCACGAACATTGTAAACGCAATCGGCAATATCGCACAGAGATTGCAAGAGGCGTGGGAGAAAAACAACACCGGAGTTGCAATTTGGACAGCAATTCTCGGAATTGTAGATTCCGTCCTTGGTTTTGTTGACAGAATCGCACAAGCCACGGCAAATTGGGCAGCACAGTTGAATTTCAGCCCGTTACTGGAATCCATCAAGACATTGCTCGAAGGCGTTAAAAACCTTACAGATACATTGGGAGAAGCACTCGGAGAGATATACCAAGATATTATCCTTCCTCTCCTGACGTGGGTTATCCAAACGGGTCTGCCAAGTGTTATAACTCTTCTCGGCTCTCTGGCAAACTTTATTGCGAACAACAAAGTCTTGGTAAAAAGCTTAATTGAAACTGTAACGCTTTTTGTCGCCGCGTGGAAACTTACTGGCATTATTGCGGCTGTTGCAAAGCTGGTATCTACGATCAACCCGTTGGCTGCTGCTCTTGGTCTTGTGGTTACGTTGACGCTTGCTGTTATGAATGCTTGGAGCAACCTTACCACCCTTGAGCGTGTTACAACAATTATCTATGGTGTTGTTGCTGCGGTAGCCGCTTTGGCGGTCGCTCTTGGTGCGGTCACGGGTCCAGCGGGAGCGATTGCGGCGGCGGCTTCGATTGCCGTCGGCATAGGCATGGTAGCCCTAAATACCAGTAAAGCGAACAAACGTTCTTCCTCCGGTACGCGTGCTTATAGCGGGGACTTTTCACGTCCAGTTGCATTTTCTCTGGATTCGGTTCCGCACCTTGCGAACGGCGCAGTTATCAGCCCGAACAGCGAATTTCTCGCTCTGCTGGGCGATCAGAAAAGCGGCGTGAACGTGGAAACCCCGCTGTCTACCATGATTGATGCGTTTAACGCGGCACTGGATGCACGCGGCGGCACCGGCAACAGCGGTCAGCCTATCGAGCTTTACATCGACGGCGCGAAGTTTGCCCGCATTACCGGCCCGTACAACAGCGGCGAAACGCGGCGGCGCGGCGTAAGTCTTGTAACAGGAGGTGCATAAATGGAACTTACCGTAGACGGAAAGAAGTACAACGTCCTTGTTACAAGCCTTACCCGTAAATTTCAGGTGCTTGACGGCAAGAACGCAGAGCGAACGCTCAGCGGCGCAATGATTCGCGACATTATCGGTACGTTTTACAACTACGAGATTACGATTCTTCCCGCAGTTGGCAAGTACGGCGACTACGATGCGCTGTACGAGGTTCTGAGTGCACCGCAGGACAGTCACAGAATTGTTGTTCCGTATGCACAGAGCACGCTTACGTTTAACGCATATGTTACCGCCGGACAAGACAATCTCATTCGCAAGAAACCCGGAGAAGCATACTGGACGGGGCTTTCCGTTCAGTTTATCGCGATGGCACCGCAGAGGACTTAAGACATGGGAACAAACAAAATTATTTATCTGGACAGGGAGTTTACTGCAACAGATGTAACGGCCGGGAACGTGTATCAATCGCGTTCCCCGGTCGCATCGTCACAGGAAGTTGATACATTCAATTTTGACATCAGCAGCGACGATACAAGCCTAACCGATTTCATCCGCAACACGCCTCTGACATTCTTCCATGACGATGAACAGATGGGCATTTTCTACGTGCAGAAAATCAGCCGAACGTCCATCAACACCTATCATTTCGCCTGCACGTCTACCGTCGGTCTGCTTGACGAGACCTACCATGACGGCGGCATTTACACAGGTGAAACCGTAAAAGAGGTTTGCGAGGACATTTGCAGTCCGCTGACGGTTTATACCAAAACGAACTTGCAGAACATCAAGCTCTACGGTTGGCTTCCCATCGCAACGCGGCGTGAAAACCTCACGCAGGTGCTTTTCGCGATTGGCGCAACGTTCAAGGTTGACTTTGACGGTGCAATTCGCATTGAAGGTCTGTGGAGCGGCGAGGCAAGCGCAATCGACGCAAGCGAAATCTACGCAAGCGGTACGGTTGATTACGCAACGCCTGTTACCGAGGTAATCGTAACCGAACACGCCTATTCGCAGAGCGCAACGGAAACGACAGAGCTTTTCAAGGGCACAACGTCAGCAGGCGACAAAATCACCTTCGACGAACCGTGCTACGACCTCTCGGCATCTGGCTTTTCCATTCTTGCAAGCGGTGCAAATTGGGCAACGGTTTCGGCAGGTTCGGGCGCGCTGACGGGCAAGAAGTACACGCACGTTACCCGGCAGGTAATGCAGCAGATTAAACCGAAAACACGCGAACTCGTTACGCAGTCCGACAATACGGTTAAGGTAGAGAACGCAACGCTCGTATCTCTCGTAAATGCAACGGCAGTCGCAGAACGCCTTGCCGAGTATTACAGCCACAACGAACGTATCAATTACAAAATCGCGGTTAAACGTGAAACCCCCGGTGATGTAGTGAAGATTGCGCATCCTTACGGCGGTACAGTCTCCGGCTGCATTGAAAGTGCGGATATTACGGTGTCCGGTAAACTTGCAGCAGAGGAAAGCGTGCTGATTGATTATTTCCCGCCGGATATTGGTGTGCAGGAATATTACGACACGGTCGAAGTTCTGACCAAAGATGGAACGTGGGCTGTGCCGGAGAATGTGACGAGTATTCGTGTAGTGCTGATTGGGGGAGGGTGCGGAGGAAATCCGGGAAACAAGGGCGGTGAATGTACCGAATATGCAGGCAATTATAGCCTGACGCATACGACGCTTACCGATTACACCGAATATCAGGAAGGCTACGGCCTGTATTACGGAGGAGAGGGCGGCGACGGCGGTCAGGGCGGTCTGGGTGGCAAAATCATGCAGGCGACGCTCGATGTATCCGAAGGAGACGTGTTTAACGTTGCAATCGGCAAGGGCGGAACGGGTAAAGTTTTCGGCGCGAATGACGATAGCCATAACGGCGGCGCAACCACGTTCGGCACATTCACATCCGCTGACGGCTCGCCAAACCCATACGGCTATGTTGATACTATTAACGGCACGGTCTATGGCGGAACGGGTGGGCAAGGCTTAAAGGGCGGAAAAGGCGGCGGCGCGACACGTGACGCTGACTGGCCACAAATTACGTATTCTCCCGGCGACTCGTTTGGAGATAATCAACCGGGCGCGAATGGCGAAGAAAGCACCGAATACGGTAGTTTTTTGGTGCATGACAGCAGTGTCGAGCACGAAAAGGTGTGGGCGGTTGGTATCGGTGAAGCAGGCGGCGGCGCAGGCGGCGGCGCGGCTTATGGAGCTAATGGCGGAGACGGCAGTAACGGCAGTGCATATGCCCGCGGCAGTGCGTCATCTATTCACGCACGTGCATATGCAGGCAAAGGCGGCACAGGCGCAACCCCGCTTCCGCCTGCTGCGCAAACGCAAATCGGCTATGGCGGCATAGGCGGCAACGGTGGCGGTGGCGCAGGTTCGGCAGGTTACGCTATTGGTAGCCGCCGCGTTCCTAAAAAATACGCATATTCTGGCACGTGGGATGTTTACGGAAACGATAACAAATCGAAAAACGGAGAGGGCGGCAACGGCTCCAACGGCGGCGACGGTGCACCCGGCTGCGTGCTCATCTATTACCGTGTATACCGTGCAAGCTCTGCCGGACGGTTTGTCACCCGTGACGGCAAAGGCTTTAATGAGAAATTCACAAGAAAGGTGGTTGTGTAATGCCTGATACTTATACATCACAGTTTAGCGGCGAAGAAATTGACTCTGCGCTGAGAGCTGCACATATTATCTCCGGTGCAGATACGCCCGCTGCGCTGCGTGAGAAATTGGAGATTTACGGCAGTAATACGGCGTTATCCCCTACCGACCCCACCACAGTAGAAACCGCCCTGAAATACCGCACAAACCCCAATCTGCTCGATAACTGGTACTTCGGCAGACCGGTGAACCAGAGAGGGCAGGTGGAGTATACGGGGGAATGGAAGTACACCATTGACAGGTGGGAGATTTCGGAAGGGACACTGACTGTGAATGATGGCTCTATTTCTCATAGTAACGGTTATTTACTCCAGCCGTTTTCGGATGAGTTCTCGGCCTTACTTAAAGAAAAACTTATAACTCTGAGTTTTCTTTATGCAAATGGTTCTTTAGAGTCAGCATCAGCCACCATACCGTCCACGTGGGGGACTTGGGAAGGAATAATCGATCATGAGTCTATTCACCTCATTGGTATCAACAATGGCAACAGGCTATGGGTAACGAATACGGGCAATACTCCCCTCCTCGCCGCCAAGCTCGAACTCGGCTCCACCCAGACCCTTGCACACAAAGAGGGTGACAAGTGGGTGCTAAATGAAATCCCTGACTTCGGGGAGCAGCTGAGAAGGTGCACGTACTATGCAGAAAAAATAGAAGATGGAAATACGCCTGTTATTACGAATGCTACATTTATTCCAGCTGGTGCTACGAGCGCAACATTTGTTCTGCCATACGAAAGAAAACGTACACCTCCGTCAATCCGCTTTAACGATGTGAGTAACTATCGAGTTGTTGTCCGCTCCATGTCTGGAAACACAAGTGCTTTCGGTATATCAAACATATCGATTCTTGACGTTGGCACAACTAAAGCGGCCGTGCTTGTAACTTTTAGTAGTGCTACATCACAAGATTGGTATGGCTTTTTACAGAGGTCTGATAATACAACTGGCGGATACGCCTTTATTTCCGCCGACCTGTAAGGAGGTGACACCATGCAAACCCCAAAATCCCGTGTATACGTCCTCTGCGACAGTGAAAGCCGTGTTTTGCGGCTCGAAGGAGAGTATTCCCTCCCAGCAAACCTCGACGGATGGACGAAAATTGATGAAGGCTATGGCGATAGATTTTCGCTCGCGCAGAGCCATTATCTCGATAAGCCGCTCTACGACGGCGCGGTTCTGCGCTATAAGCTCGTAGACGGCAAGGTCGTAGAGCGCACTGCCGAGGAAATCGAGGCAGATAAGGCGGCGTTACCTAAACCCGAGCCAACCGCAGAGGACGACACAAACGCTATGATGGTAGACCACGAATACAGGTTAACCCTGCTTGAACTGGGTCTCAACGAATGAAAGGAGCAAACACAATGTTATTTCGTACTTTGAAGCGCATGATCGAGAAGAACCAGACCGACGGCCTTGCAGACAAGATCGACATCTTTTTTGCAGCAGGCAAGCTCACCGAAAGCGAGTGGAACACGCTGACCGAAATGCTCAAGCAGGAGGCGTAACATGAAGGGCGCAGAAAACACCGCTGCACCGAACATGATCGTCGATGAGTTTTTTCCGAAGCATATCAGACAGCGTGAGGACTTTGCAGAAATCCGCGAGGCGGTGCGCAAATACAGGATTACGGAGCTGTATCTCACGCAGAAGTACAACAGAAAGAGAGAAAAGCATGGATAATGTAAACAATTTTAAGGCGGCTGTTACCGCTTGTATTGCCGTCCTTACCGCCCTGTGGGGGTGGTTCGGCTGGCTTGTGGTGCTGTTTGTTGTCGCAATGGCGGCGGACTACCTGACGGGCACGGCGGCGGCAATGCAGGCGGGTGCATGGAACAAAAAGATTGCATGGAAGGGCATTACGCGCAAGGTTGCACAGATTGCTATTGTAGCGGTTGCAGGCGGTGCAGATTTGCTTGTCGGAATGATTATGGGACATCTGCCCATGGTTACACTGCCGTTTGAATATACTGTGCTGTTCTGCCCCCTCGTTGTCGTGTGGTACACGCTAACGGAACTCGGCAGTATCGTTGAAAACGCGGTTTCCCTCGGTGCACCTGTCCCGGCGTGGCTGCAAAAGGCACTTTCCGCCGCAAAGGACGCGGTGGACAAAATCGGAGATGAGGAAAAATGAAAATCACTTTTAAGGGCTGCAACCCGAGTAACTACCACAAGGGCAGAGAGTTTCCCGTGCACTGGATTGTTCTGCATTTTACCGCGAACAACGGCGATACGGCAAAGAACAACGCGGATTACTTCGCGAACAACGCTAATCTGCGGGCAAGCGCACACTACTTTGTAGACCCGAACGAGATTTACCAGAGCGTAAAGGACACGGACACGGCATGGCATTGCGGCAGGGAGCGCGGCGGCAGTTACTACAACGACTGCCGCAACGCTAATTCCATCGGCATTGAGATGTGCAGCGTTATCCGCAACGGCGTGTATGTTATCCCGGACGAAACGGTACGGAACGCGGCGGAGCTTGTACGGTATCTGATGGCGCGTCATCACGTGCCGGTCAGCCGGATTTGTCGGCATTACGATGTGACGCACAAGGAATGCCCCGAACCGTGGGTGCGCAACCCCAATCAGTGGGAAAACTTTAAGAAAATGCTTACAGAGAAAGAGGTTGAGGACATGACCGAACAGCAGACGCGTGCAATCGCACAGCAGGAAATCAAGAAAGCAAACGCAAAGGTTTATGACCGCGTGCAGGACTGCCCGGAGTGGGCGAAGGACACGGTGCAGCGGCTTGTGAACAAGGGCTTTTTGCAGGGCGACGAGAACGGCAAGCTGGGTCTCACTGAAGAGTTGATGCGCGTGCTGGTTATCAATGACCGTGCACATCTGTACGGTTAAACCGGATTAAGCGGGGTAAGATATGGCGGTGACACTCTGACAAAGGGGCGCCGCTATGAACCTAAAAAAAGATTTGACAAAGGCGGAGTGCGTTAAACTCCGCGAGGAATGCAATTTTACAGACGAGGAACGCGCTGTTTTTGACCTGCGGGTCGCGGCGCGTTCTGTCGTTGAAATCTCAATGAGCCTGCACCTGAGCGAAGCAACGGTTTACAGGCGGCTCAGGAACATCAAGCGCAAAATCGTGAAAGTTTTATGACAGGTTTATACCCTCTCTGCGACGTATAATATAAGCACAGGGAGGGATAAATCATGGCATATCAGCAGTTTTATCCACAGTATCAACAGCAATATCCACAACAGGCAGCGCAGCAGCCGCAGTACCCACAACATATAGTGCGTCCCGTGGCGAGTATCGAGGAGGCACGGGCGGTGCAGACGGATTTCTCCGGTGCGCTGACCATCATGCCAGACTTATCGCACGGCTACATTTACACCAAGCAGCTTAATCTGCAAACCGGATGCGCGGATTTCGCGGCGTACAGCCGCGTGCAGGACGCGCCGAAGGTGCAGACGGATTATGTAGCACGGGGCGAATTTGACGAGCTTGCGCGGCGTTTTAACGCGCTTTGTGACCAACTGGGAGGTGCAAAGAATGAATAACCCGATGATGCAGGTTTTACAGCTGATGCGGAACGGCGGAAACCCTATGACGATGCTGAACCAGATGACGGGGAATAATCCGATGGTCGGTCAGCTGATGCAGAGTATGCAGGGGAAAAGTCCGGATGCACTGCGGCAGATGGCGATGAACATCGCCAAAGAACGCGGCATTGACCTTAACCAGTTTGCGCAGCAGTTCGGTATGAATATCAAGTAAATAACTTCTTTTCAGTTTGGACGGGTCTTGACGAAAAACCGACGTGATTTTGTCATGTTCGGAGTTCGCGCGGCTCCGTTCAAAATAAACTGAAAAGGAGATTTTCAAATGGATAACGATTTTGCAACCGGGTACGCTCTTGGTTCTGATAACAACGGCGGCGGCAATGACGGCATGTGGGGCGGTAACGGCTCGTGGATTTTCGCGTTTCTGATCATCGCGCTGATCTTCGGCGGCAACGGCTGGGGCTTCGGCGGCAACAACGGCGCGGGCTATCAGGGCGCGGTAACGCGCAGCGACCTGTGCAGCGAGTTCAACTTCAACAACCTGTCTCGTTCCGTTCTCGGCATTCAGAACGGCCTGTGCGACGGCTTTTACAGCACGAACAACGGCATGCTCACCGGCTTCAACACGCTCGGCAGCGCGGTTTCTAACGGCTTCCACGGCGTAGACAACGCGATTTGTCAGCTCGGCTACCAGACGGCACAGCTTGCAAACAACACGGTTCAGAACATGAACACCGGTTTTAACGGCGTGACCGCCGGTCTGACGGCACTCGGCACGCAGATGTCCGGCTGCTGCTGCGACACCCAGAGACAGATGGAACGCGGTTTCTGCGACATCAACTACAATGCCGCTACCAACGCACGCGACATTATCCAGACGGCGCACAACGACACCGACCGCATTATTGCGCGCCTTGACCAGATGGAGAACACCCGTCAGCAGGAGAAGATCGCGGCGCTTCAGAACGAGAATCAGGCCTTGAAGTTCGCAGCTTCGCAGGAGGCACAGAACAATTACCTTGTAAACGCTCTGCGTTTTTCCGGCTGCGGCTGCAACGCTTGCGGCTGCTGAGATACGATATTCAGGAGGGGGAGCAATCCCCCTGCCTTTGACAGGAGGGAATAGTTATGGCTTGCAAGCCTGTACAGAAACTTTGTCCGAACCTGCGTATCTCACAGAGCGTGACCTACGCAAGCGGCGTACTGACGGTAAATATTCCGGCGGGAGATTACCAGAACGGCTGCGTATACGGTATCGTCATCGCGCAGAACATTCCGTCAACAACGATCATCGGCGCGCCGGTGGTCATCACGATCGGCGACGGCACGGTAACGTATCCGCTCCTTAAATGCAACGGCGCGGCGGCTACCGTGTTCAACCTTGACACGCGGCACAAGTACCTTTGCCGGGTGGTCACTTCGGCAACCGGCGGCAGTTTCCGAATGCTCGGAAATTCCTGCTGCTCGCACTCTGACGCGCTGCGCTCGATTAACGGAACGGCGGTGACAGTATGAGAAGGGGAACAATGATGCTGCTGATGCAGCGAGGCCGCAAAGAGAACGCATCCCCGGAAGAGTGGAGAATTCGCAAGATGTATCCCGAAGATCGTCACCATTACGGCGTGCGGTATCATTACGGCAACATGGAGCCGTATGATTACTATGACGAGCGCATTCACGGCGGCGAACCGGAAATGCGTAGTTACCGCCGCTATTCTGACGGACGCTTTGCGCCCAAGAACAGTGTCGCATGGCCGAGGTATGACGAGTACCCCGATTACGAGGATGAGATGCGCCCTATTGGCTTTCGCGATGATGACGCTTATATGGGTGATACCTCGTTCGTAGGGGACAAGACGCGCGGCTCTGAACGCTCTATGGGGTATGCAGCAAGCGCAAACGCAGGACGCATGACTAAGAGCATGGCGGAGGAATGGCTGCACAGCATGCAGAATGCTGACGGCACGACCGGCCCACACTGGACTTTCGAACAGTGCAAGCAGGTAATGCAGCAGCGCGGCCTTGACTGTGACCCGGTTGAATTCTGGGTTGCAATGAATGCCGAATACTCCGATCGCTGCGCCGTGAATGAGAAGCACGGTATGCGCAGTATCGATTTTTATGCAGACTCAGCCTGCGCTTTTTGGCTGAACGATAAGGACGCAGTAAAGGATAAGGAAGCGGCATATTACAAATATGTCGTGAAGCATTGACGAAAAGAGGGGGCTTCTGCCCTCTCTTTTTTGCTTGTGCAGGTGACACAGTAGGTGACACACCCTACACCCGCAAAAAACCGTAAAAACCGGTATTCGCTTGATATGAACGAAAAATGCGAAATTAACTTTTCCAACAAAATAGTTATGCGGAAACAGAAAAAACGCCGCAAAACTCAAAGTTTTAACGGCGTTAATTTGGTGATCCAGCGGGGATTCGAACCCCGGACACCCTGCCTTTTAAGCAGGGAGTTATTCGCAAAATGTTCAACTATATCTGACGATTTCGGCATTCGGTTTTGTTAGGTGACACATCAGGTGACACAGTGCCGCGATACCTTATTATATATGCACCACCTTGCGAGTCTCCTGCGCCTCATAGAAATTCGAAACGCGGGCGGCGGCAGAGGCGAAAGCCTCGTTGGATAGGTGTGTATAAATATGCGAGGTCATAGCGATGTTTTTGTGACCTAACAGATCTTTGGCGACGTTGATGGGCACGCCCGCCGACTGTAAGTCGGTGGCGTAAGTATGTCGCAGACAGTAGGGCGTTAGGTCATCGGCGACGACTGACGTTTCCGGGATAATCGCGCCACGGAACGTCCGCGCTCCCATGTCAATATCAACCCTTTTCTTGAAGTTGCACCACATTTGCCGCATAGAGGTTTTTGTGTGCGGCTTGCCGGTGGTCGGCTGGGTGAATATATAACCTGTACCGCCGGTCAGCAGGGGGCGCAAAGCCGGATGCAGGGGAACGGCTCTGTCTCCGTAGTCCGTCTTGGATGAGTGCAGGATTATCTTTTCTTCGTTTAAGCGAACATCTGCCCACAGAGCTTTTCGCGTTTCGTCCGGTCTTGCACCGGTGTACAACATGAACAGCACCCATAGCCCGGCGCGGTGCGTTTCCGCAACATGCAGGATATGCCTGCGCTCGTCGGCCGTGATTGCCCTGTGCGTGCCGCTTGTGGTCTCCGGCATAACGATACCCTCGGTAGGGTCATAGGCAATTACGCGGTCGATACGCGCCTGTCTGAACGCGCTGCGGATGAGGTTGCGCAGCTTGCACGCCAGAGACGCGGAACGGCCGGATACGCTGTTAAGAATGTGCTGTAAGTCAATCGGTTTTACGTCTTTGAGCCGGAACGAGCCGATGGGCGGAGAAATGTAGTTTTTTACGTAGCTTTGCAGGTCAGCATAGGTGTTCGGCTGCACCTTCGGGAGCTTGTAGGCGGCGAGATAGTCCGCAAACCACTTGTCTACTGTGGTGTTCTCGTTGGTGATGTCGATGCCGTGTTCCAGGCGGCGTTTCTTTTCATCCACTTTACGCCAGAGAGCTCGCTCGGTTTTGGCGCGGACGGAATAACGCTTGCCCTGAAAAGTGAATGTCTCGCGGAAATATCCGTCTGATGTGTTCGCTTTTCTCATGTTGCAAAACCTCCTATTTTGTCGTATAATAAGAGGGTAGAATTCCGTTGCACAAGACTTCTACCCCCGTATAACGTCCGCCGGTTGCCGCCGGTGGGCGTTATTTTTTATTTCATTGCACGCGCAATAGCCTGCGCATTGCGTTCCGCAACGGTATCAATATGTTCATCCTTCATGATTTCAATTTGTTCTAAGACCGCAGCACGCATAGTGATACCTCGATCTACAGTTTTCATTTCAAAATCTTCGGATGAAGTGGAAACTTTGAGATTAGCATAGTCCAAAAATGTACCAAACATCGGAGATTCCACTTTTACAGAATTGATTTTTTCAAGCGGCGCATCCAACATTTTTATGTTCAGCAAACCGGTTCGTGCACATAGGCGCTTGTTTGTCAGAATCATAACATTTGTGTTGCTCAACACGAGCAGTACAAAAAAGCAAAGCGAGATAAATACACCAGATAAAAAATCTGAAGGAGTTGTACAGAAAGACAAGATGCAAAGCAGCATGCCTGAGCCTATTCCTATCCAAAGTGGTAAGCGTACAATCCAATGCAATTGAGCCTTAACTACAATGTATTCCCCCGATAGTAACGTATCTTCAAATTTTTTCATTGCAGACACCCTCCCTTTTATTTCTTATATTTCGGATTTCCCAGCATGATTTCAAGGAAATCCAATGCTTTTTCCTGCCCGTCCTCGGTAAGCTGATTGAATATTGTCGTCAGCCGAGATTGACGGGCGATTTTTTGTGTCTCATCATACTGCGCGAGATCGTGCAGCATGAATTCGATTGAGTTTTGCATACGCTCTAAGCCTTTTAGATTGGCTTCGAGCCATGCCTGCTTTTCCTGCTCGGTTGCTTGACCGGCTGCTACTTTCTGCTGTAGCTCCACCATTTCCGGCGCGCCGGTTACGCGGATTGAAGCATCTGCGGTCAACTCGTTCACATTTACGCCGAGTGCGTTTGCAAGCCGAGAAATAGTGTCTGGCGCAACTCGTTCGCTACCACGCCGCGTAATAGAATAAACTGTGTTATACGACAATTCAGCTTTTTTAGCAAGCTCTCGAAGCGAAATACCCTGCTTTTCTGCAAGTTTTTTTACTCTTTCTCCTACGGTCATAATATCCCCTCCGTGAATGCGTTTGCAAATTTATATTGACATACTGTTCAATAGCACATATAATTAAATTACGACATATGCAAACGCAAATAGCGAAAGGAGGATATATGCGTATTGATCGAGTAATCCTTGCTGCAACGATGGCAAAACGTTGTATGCGAGGAAAGGAACTTGCGACGCTTGCCGGTATTTCCGTTTCGAGTGTTTCCGGCATTCGCAACGGACGTAGCTGCTCGGCAGAGATGGCAAGCAAGATCGCAAGTGCTTTGAACGTACCCCTTAACGAACTTGTAGAAAAGGAGAATTAACCCATGGATAACAAAATCATTGCATTTACTAACCCTGAATTTGGCGAGGTTCGCACGCTGAACATTGAGAATGAACCGTGGTTCGTAGCGGCTGACGTTTGCAAGGCGCTTGACCTTGGCAACGCAAGCATGACACTTTCTCGTCTTGACGATGATGAAAAGGGTGTCAGTTTAATTGATACCCTTGGTGGCTTGCAGAACATGGTGACGGTAAACGAGCCCGGCCTGTACGCTCTGGTTCTCGGCTCTCGCAAGCCGGAGGCCAAAGCGTTCAAGCGATGGATTACGCACGATGTTATTCCCTCTATCCGCAAGAACGGCGGCTACATTGCCGGCCAGGAAACTCTCAGCCCTGAGGAACTGATGGCGAAAGCCCTGCTTGTCGCTCAGAAAACCATTGAGGAAAAGGACAAGCTGCTTTCCCACGCTGCCGAACAGGCGAAGCTCGATGCACCGCTCGTCCATTTTGCAAAGGGCGTTACCGTGTCCAAAACGTCCATCCTGATTTTTGACTTTGCAAAAATTCTCCGTCAGAATGGCGCGGATATGGGCGGCAAGCGCTTTTTTGCATGGCTGCGTGAAAATGGCTACCTCGTCAAGCGCAATGGCAGTGATTACAATATGCCTACCCAGCGCAGTATGGAACTCGGTCTGTTCGAGATCAAGGAAACTGTGATTACCCACTCGGACGGTCACACCACCATCAGCCGCACGCCGAAGATTACCGGCAAGGGACAGGTATATTTCTTCAACAAAATCCTCGGCACGGATATGCCGGAAGACATGCAGGGCTAACTCAATTACCGAACCTGGACAATTTTGACCGAGTTGCAGTTACGGACATTTTTGTCCGAAACTGCAAGCATGGGGGGGAGTAACGAAACGTGACCCCCATGCGCCATACACTCGAAAGGAGCAAAACCATGAGGCACGATGAATGTTGCTTGCTCTTCGCTAAACGCGATGAAGATACTCGTAAGAGAATTGCAGCGCTCTACCACTACGTCAACACATTACCGCTTACCAAGCATCAGCGCAGCAAGCTTATCCGGCTTGCCGAAGAAGCGCTGACCAGCGCTGAGGACAACGGATATCATTTCGCTATGTATGATGCCGGGTTTTGCGACTTCATGGAAGCCGCAGATCAGTTCTTCAAGAAGATATACGATGCCGTTTTTCCCGAAAATCAGGAAGTCCCATAAATCCGACACATTTTGTGCTTCACTTATAATGGAGCTTGCATCGAACATGCGTTCGATGTATTATTGTGTCAAAACTTGCGGACGGTTTTGGTTGATACGCCCGACGTGCAGGCGTATCATAAAACCAGAGAATTAAGAAAGGCAGGAACCCCAAAATGGAAACGAAATATCCAAATTACGAAAAGCTCGCAGCCTATCTCAATACGTTCGACGAGCCAGAGCAGGTGTTAGCTGCCCTGGTCTCGCTGCTCAAACCAAGCGGAGACCGCTTTTGCGACGGAACGGAGAAACCGTAAATCCTCGTCCGTCAGGTCTACGCCGTCCGGCATGATGCCGGCGGCAACGAAAAGCGCTCTGATCTGGTCTGCGCTTACCTCCTTCGTCTCGGCTTTCGCCGGGGCGGGGGAGGTTTCTTTTTCGTCAAAATAACCCTTGGGGTCATCTGAAAGACCGAGCAAGTAATCAGCTGTACAGCCGAAATAATTGCATATTTTTGTTACAGTTTGCGATCCCGGCTCTCTGGTTCCGTTTTCGTAGCCGTAGTACGTTGTGTACTTTATGCCGATGATTTCCGCGAACTTTCGTGCGCTCATTCCGGTCTGTTCTCGCAGTTCTTTTATGCGGTCGAAAATCAATTTCATCACCCCTTTCTGCTTGCCTATATTATATAGCTGCTATATATGCACTGTCAATAAGAATATTCGCAAAATGCGTAAATTATTTTTCTGAAAGCGCTTGACATATTCGCGAATTGAGAATATACTATAACCATGATATTCGCAAAGCGCGAATACAGGAGGTGAATAAAATGAAGTTTCCAAACATTGAAGCAGAGAGAGGTCGTAAAGGCTGGACGAAGGAAGAGCTCGTTAAGCAGATCGGCGTGAGCACGAAAACCTACTTGAACTGGCAGGACGGACGCACGGACGTACCGTGTGCGCGGCTTGTAGCGCTTGCAAACCTGTTCGGATGCTCTGTTGACTATCTTATCGGTTTCGATCACAACGAAAGCGCGTGAGGGAGGTGAGAGGGACATGGGGAAATTCCGAAATGTCAAGATCAGCTACCGCGACGGAAAGTGTCAAGAGCTGTCGGTTGACGGCGTAGATATGCGGTATGGCTGCATTGGCTACAAACTGGAGCACAAGGGCGGTCAAATGCCTGTGCTGACACTTGAAGTAAAGTGCGGCAGCGTACAGTACAACGGTGACGATGAAAGCGGAGAACCGCGACTGATCGTTCAGCCGCGGCCCGATTTTGAAACTATGGAATGAATTGAGAACAAAACGAAAGAAACTCTTTGATTTTGTCGGCAGTTTGTGTTTCAAGCTCTGCGATTGCAGAATCTTGAATGGTTACATTTCCGATAAGGTCTTGTGAAATGCAATTTTGACGACTTAATTCGTCAAGAGAATCCTCGATTGGTGGATACTGTTCCAGCAGTAAAGACCATTCACCAGAAGGAATATCAAAAACGGTGGCATCCGATTTTGATACGCCGGATTCTCTGCGGCGCAGATATGCTCGGTACATGAGCGCAAGCGCCTTTTGAGATTCTTTTGTTAGTTTTTCAATCATGAGTGACACCTCCTTTCTCGGCTATTATACCACGGTCAGGAAGGGGCGAACAAGTGGAGGTGAACACCGATGTATATTAACCCGTTTGTGGCGGGCGTGCTTGCCACACTGGGCGCAGAAATCGTGCTCCTTGTGCTCTACGCCGTTACGCATAAGGAGTAGCATTAGCAAGGCTTAGCGGCGGCATAGCATTGCTGGGCAGAGCAATGGCATAGCACAGCAGGGCAGAGCAGAGCAATGGCATAGCTGGGCAGGGCATCGCAATGGCAAAGCACAGCGTAGATACGCAAAGGAATTGCAAAGCGTAGACAGGCGTTGAAATGCCGCGCAAGGGCAGACCGAGGGCAAACAAAGGGCAAACCAAGGGCACACCGAAAGGAGGGCAGAACATGGAGGAACGGAGCTACAAGGAACTGCGGCAGGAAGTGAAAAACGACCTGATACGGATGTACGGCGGCGCGGTGCTTTTAACGCTCGAACAGTGCATGAAAGTGTACGGTTTGACGGACAGAGACGCTGCAAAGAAGGTTATTCGTGCACCGAGGGTTCTCGGTGAAAGACGGGTGGTTTACTACATCGGCGACGTTGCAAGCGACATCGCAAAGCGGCGCGTCGGGAACGTCTGAGGGCAAACCGAGGGCAGTCCAAGGGCAAACAAAGGGCAAACCGAGGGCAGTCCGAGGGCAGACAAAGGGCAACAGAAGAAGAAGGCAATAAAGCAATACAGCAATAACTACTCTCTCTCACTAACGTTCGAGAGAGTAGGACGCACACACGACAGGAGGAAAAATCATGGTTATCAACCCCGTACTTTTCGGCGTACTCGCCTGCATCTTCACGCAGCTCGTGCTGCTGTTCGGGTGGGGCTTTTACCACCGCGTTCTCAAGGACGAGCTGAACAAGCGAAAGACGCTTTTGCTGAAAGCCGCTCAGATGCGCTGTGAGCGCCGCTAAGCACTCAGGCATGAAATTACATGCCGAGGGGTGCGAAAACGCGACACGCGCCGTCTGAGGGCGCGGAAAGGGGTGATACGCAATGACCGACGGCATCAAGCGGCGGAACGTAATCCGCGAGATGCAGAAACGCACGATCGGCGAGGCGCTTTACTCGAAAAAGATCGGCAGGAAGCCGAACGCAAGCGCTAAGAAAATCGGCGTACTGCCAAAACGAGATTAGCCGCGCAAGGGCAAGGCAAAGCGCAGCAGAGCATAGCAAGGGCAAGGCATGGCGAAGCAGAGCGAGGGCATAGCGAAGCAGAGCGAGGGCATAGCAACGCAGTGCACTGCAACGGCAAGGCATAGCATTACACAGCTCAGCGAGGGCATAGCATGGCAAAGCTATGCGAGGGCAAAGCTTGAGGAACGAAACAGGAGGACAAAAAATCATGAAAAAGCTGAAAATTCACGTGACATTCACCGAGGGCATTCTCGGCACGGCAACCGCAGATCCGGAAATCTACAGCCGGTTCATCGGCTCGAAGAGCCCGGACGCGGCAACACTGCCGGAGGAAGTCGCGGCACTCGGTGAGGACGCAATCATCGAGCGCGGCACGACCGTGTTCCCCAAGGACGAGGACGGCACGCCTTTTCTCTGGGATTACCAGATCAAGGGGTTCTTCAAGGACGCTTGCGGTATGCTGGCACGTCTCAGCGGCAAGGACCCCGAAACCGGCAAAAAGCGCAAGGCGGTAAACGAGAGCGGCAAGCTGACGGCGTACAAGAAGGTCATCGACGGCCTGATCTTCGTCGAGCCGCGCCGCATTCGGCTCGATACCCCGGGCGAAATCACGATCTGTCAGCGTTCGCTCAGAGCGCAGACCGCGCAGGGCGAACGGACGGCACTCAGCAGCAGTGAGGAATGCCCGGCGGGCACGACGTGCGAAATGACGATCCTCTGCTTGGACGACGCGCACGAAAAAGCGGTGCGCGAGTGGCTGGACTACGGCGCGCTGCGCGGTATCGGACAGTGGAGGAACAGCTCGAAGGGGCGGTTCGAGTGGGAGGAAGTCAAATAAAAGAAAAACCGCCGAGCGGGAGCGCAATCCCGTTTCGGCGGCAAAGATAAATGTTCAAGGAAAGTCTAACACGAAAAGGAGAAAAAGTCAATGGACAGAGAGACGGCGCACAAGCTGCTTGATCTGGTGTTGAGCGCAAAGCACAAGGGCGTGACATTTGAGTTCACGCCGATGTGCAACAACGGCGGACAGGCGAGCTTTTTCATTCACGAGTGGGACGGAAACAGTATCGGCAAATGCCGCGGCTACACGATGGATATTGACGGCGCGTGGCTTGTGCTCGGTGAGGGCAGACGCTGCACAACGCAGGAAATCATGAAGGTTCTGGAGGGGTTGCAGGATGCTGAACATTGAGCCGCCGCTCGAGCCGCCAGAGAGAGACGATCAGGAGCGCATTAACCGGCTGTACGACATGCGCGAGGCGGAAATCCGCATGGGGGCGTTCCTCGAGGAGTACGAGGGGCTGTTCCCGGATGAGATCAAGAACTTTTTACAGGACGTGCGGGAGCGCGTCTGGGAAGCAGAAGACGAGATAGAGGAGGACTAAGAAATGAGCGTGTATGAGAAGTTAGCGGCAGTTCAGCGAGAGCTGAAAGCACCGAAGGGACAGTACAACAGCTTCGGCAAGTACAAGTACCGCAGCTGCGAGGACATTCTGGAAGCACTCAAGCCGGTACTCGGAAAGAACAACTGTGCTGTGATGCTGTCGGACGATGTGGAGCAGGTAGGCGAACGGTTTTATATCCGCGCAACGGTGACGTTCTTTGACTGCGACACTGGCGAACAGGTTTACAATGCGGCGTTTGCCCGCGAGGACGCAGACAAGAAAGGCATGGATGGGTCACAGATCACCGGCACGGCAAGCAGCTATGCACGAAAGTATGCGCTGAACGGCCTGTTCCTCATCGACGATACCAAGGACGCGGACACGGACGCATACCACGAGCAGACCAGCGGCGAGAAGCCGAAGGAAGACACGAAGATCGCGGCGGCGAAGGCCAAGGCGAACGAGGTAAAGCGGATGCTTGTGAAAATCATGGGCGACAAGACCGCAGCGGCGCAGCTGTGGAACGAGAAGTACAAGCAGGATGCAGGCGACATCGTGAAGATGAACGCGGCGCTGCTTGATCTCGAAGCTCGGCTCAAGCAGATGGAGGCGCTTGCATGACGCATGAGTTTGATCGTGCGCACGTCGTGCGCGACGAGAGCGGCAACTGGCTTTGCCTGCACGTCAAGAACGCGCCTATGGCGCGCGTAGAGTGCGAGCAGATGAAGGAGGGCAAGTTATACTGCGCGGAGGTAAAGCGCAAGTATGACAAGCGCTCAGGGCGTTGCAACGCCTATCTCTGGCAGATGCTCGGAAAGCTGGCGGCGGTGCTCGGCATGAAGCGCGACGAGGTGTACCGCTCGTACATTCCCGATGTAGGGGACAATTACCGACTTGTCCCCTACGCCAACGAGCAGCAGCGCGATTTGATCGCGAACCTGTGGGAAAAGCAGGGGCTCGGATGGGTAACGCAGGACTGTAACGGCGGTTTGCTGATGTGCTACTACGGCTCATCCACTTACAACACGCTGCAAATGGGGCGGCTGATTGACATGGTAGTGCAGGACTGCAAGGAGCAGGGCATTGAGACAGAGCCGGAAAGCACGGTGCTCGGATGGATTGCCAAGTGGAAACCGGAGGAACGCGGGGTATGAGGTTTACGACATACAAGCGATTCGTACCGGCACACCGGAAGATCGGATACCGGTACGCCTGCTGGGCGCGGAACCACGGAGGCTGGGCGAAGATGAAAAAAGGGTATCGCAAGCTCGCCAAGAAGCGACTGAAAAGAGAGATGGAAAGGGACGCGAGGCAATGAGGAGACAGACGAAGTTTACGGGCGTGTCGCCAAGCGTCTGGAAAGAGGTCTATGACCGGGACGGCGGCGTTTGCCGCCACTGCGGCAAGGGCGGTGTGTTACAGGCGGCGCACTTTGTCAGCAGGGCGCGCGGCGGCATGGGGATTCCGACGAATTTAGTCATGCTGTGCCAGGAGTGTCACCGGGAAATGGACCAGGGCGACGGCAAGGAAATCAAGGAAGAAATGCGGGAATACCTCGAAAGCCTTTATCCCATGTGGAGCGAGGAAAGGCAGAAATACACAAAGGAGACAGGACGAAATGCTGAATAAGGGAATTTTAATGGGTCGGCTGACGCGAGACCCGGAGTTGCGCCACACACAGAGCGGCACAGCGGTTTGTTCGTTCACGCTGGCGATTGACCGAGACCGCAAGGACGCAAACGGCGAGAAGCAGGCCGATTTTATCGACTGCGTCGCATGGAACAAGCAGGCAGAATTCGTTGCACAGTGGTTCTCGAAGGGGATGATGGCAATCGTTGTTGGCCGTATCCAGTCCCGCAAGTGGCAAGACCAGAACGGCAACAACCGCACTGCGATTGAGATCAACTGCGAGGATGTTTCCTTCGGCGAGACGAAGAAGAACCGCGAGAACAGCGGCGGACAGACAAGCGACTTTATCGCGTCGGACGAGAGTGACCCGGACGACTGCCCGTTTTGAGAGGTGACAGGGGATGCTGACGAACGGGCACATACAGATTTACCGACAGCTCACAGAATGGGGGTGGTACAAGGATGTACCCACCTGCAAGCTGTGGCTGCATATCCTGCTGAGGGCAAACTACAAGGAAAGCCAGTTCATGGGGAGCGAGATTCACCGAGGCGCGTTTGTGACGAGCTTGCAGGGGATTGCAGACGAGAGCGGGCTAACGGTAAAGCAGGTGCGCACGGCACTCGGAAAGCTCAAGAAAACCGGAGAAATCACGGTGGAAAGCAACCGGCATTACACAGTAATCACGGTATGCCGGTATGACGAGTATCAGGGCGGCGAGAGGGAGGAAGCGCCTGCAAAGCAGCCGCCGAAACCGGAGATGCCGAAAAAGACGCAGAGTCCAAAGCCGAAAGAGCCTGACCTTGCAGAGCGGTTTTCTGAGCCTGTGCTTTCTGCGGTGCGCGACTGGATCACCTACAAGCAGGAGCGGCGCGAGGCGTACAAGGCAGTCGGCTTGAAGTCTCTGCTGACAGAGATAGAAAACCGAGTAAAGCGCCACGGAGCGGCGGCAGTAGCCGAGGTTATCCGGCTGAGCATGGCGAACAACTGGAAGGGCATTATCTGGGATCGCATCAAGGACGCGCCAAAGCAGGCGGAAGCAAAGACGGAACCGGAGGAAACGCCGGACTGGGAGATTGCATGGCGAGCACAGAAGGAAGAAATTAGACGGCAAATGAGAGAGGAAGGTTATGAGAGGTAGAAAGAAAGATACTCTCTGCTGGGACTGCACGAAAGCCGCTGCGAAGAGCTGCGCATGGTCTGGGCGGTTCGAGCCGGTGAAAGGCTGGAAGGCCGAACGAGTGCAGCGGCAAGACCTCAATGGCGGCGAGACGTTCCACGTTATCAGCTGCCCGGAGTTCGAGCCGGACAGGCGGCCGGAACAGCCGAAACGCAAGGACGCTTACACAGAACACGACCTCTGCGTCATCCGAAACAGTCTGGAGGACGGCGAAAGCGTGAGCATGATCGCGTGGAGACTCGGCAGGAGTTTGACTGCTGTAACGTACAAGATCAGGAAAATGAGGCGAGCGGGTGAATTATAAGTTTACGATACGAGGCACGCTGCCGGGACTAAACGAACTGATCGAGGCGGAACGGCGAAACCGATTTATCGGTGCAAAGCTGAAAAAGCAGTATGAAGCGGTTGTTATGCGGGCGGCGCGAAGCCTCGGGAATGTGGAGTTTGAAGAGCCGGTGTACATGGCGTACCACTGGTACGAGAAGGACCGGCGGCGCGATAAGGACAATATCTGCGCGTTTGGGCGCAAGGTTATTCAGGACGCGCTGGTAAAGGCGCGGTATCTGAGTAACGACGGATGGAAGAATATCCGAGGGTTTGAAGATCACTTTGAAGTGGACGCGAAAAATCCGCGGATTGTGGTTGAGATTTGGGAGAGTGCGGATGAAACAGGTTAAATGTGAGATGTTCTGCGATAATTTCCAGAACTACAAGCGTTACGGGATTCCGAAAGCGCAGCTTGTTATTGCGGATATTCCGTATAACATCGGAGCGGACGCTTACGGTAGCAATCCGATGTGGTATGTCGGCGGAGATAACAAGAACGGCGAGAGCAAGAAGGCAAAGAGCAGTTTCTTTCGGACTGACGGCTATTTCAAGATTGCAGAGTATATGCACTTCTGTAATCGGCTTTTGAAGAAAGAACCGAAGGAAAAGAACGCCGCACCGGCGATGATTGTATTTTGCGCGTTCGACCAGATGCAGACGGTGATGGAGTACGGCAGGCGGTACGGGTTCAAGAACAGTTATCCGCTGTTTTTCACAAAAAATTACTCGGCACAGGTACTTAAAGCCAATATGCGCATTGTAGGCGCAACCGAATTTGCGGTCGTACTGTATCGCGACAAGCTGCCGAAGTTTAACAACGGCAGGCAGTACGACGAGGACGGCAAGGTCATTCGCGGAAGCGGAAAGATGGTGTTTGACCATATCGACTGGGAGCGGGACGGCAGAGAGATTCCCAAGCTGCACCCGACGCAGAAGCCGGTGAAGGTGCTGAAAAAGCTGATTGAGATTTTCACAGACCCGGGCGACACGGTAATTGACCCATGCGCCGGGAGCGGTTCGACGCTGAGAGCGGCGCGGGAGCTGGGAAGAAACAGCTATGGGTTTGAACTGGATAAGCACTTCTATCAGATGGCAAAAGACGAAATGCTGAAAGAGCCGGAAATGGTGCAGATTGGGATGGAGGGCGTTGTGTAAATGAAAGTCTTAGTAGCATGCGAGGAATCGCAGACTGTGTGCAAGGCTTTTCGAGAGCGTGGACACGAAGCATATTCCTGTGATATACAAGAACCGTCCGGAGGTCATCCCGAGTGGCATATCCTCGGCGACGCACTCGCTGCGGTAGAGGGTGGGATAATAACTACCATGGACGGTAAGAAACATGAGGTAGGCAAGTGGGATTTGCTGATTGCACATCCGCCTTGCACTTACTTAACCAACGCAGGGGCGCGGCACTTGTGGGCACATCACCAGTTACAGCCGGAACGGGTAAAGCTCGGTATCCGGGCGCGTGATTTGTTCATGCGGTTCTGGTGGGCAGATATACCGCGAATCGTGATTGAGAACCCTGTTCCGTCAAGCGTGTTTTGTCTGCCGGAGTACACGCAGATTATCAATCCATACCAGTTTTACGGTGCCGAACACCCATACACGAAGAAAACGTGTTTGTGGGAAAAGAACGTAGAACCGTTAGTGCCGATTGAAGCGGTAGAACCGGAGAAAAGCAGAGTGCTTCATATGAAGAATGGTACAGTTCGCCGTTCCTGTTGGGTGATGGATCAGAACAGAGACCGGGCGAAAGCGAGAAGCAAGACGTTCCCGGGCATTGCTCGGGCGATGGCGGAACAGTGGGGAGGTTGAAGCTGCAACGGCGACAGCGAGCACCGGGCGGATTTCCGGTTGGAAGATGAGACGTGCGAGGAATAGGAGAAACAGAATGACGCATGATTGCAGCGGTTGCGGCTATATGAAGTCGCTTGAAGATAATTCCGGAAGAACGATATATTTCTGTATGTTTGATCAGAGTCCGTTCTATTTGGAGGAAACTGGAATTGACGGCGACTGTGAATTGGACGATTATGCAGAGGAAATTTATCGGAGAAGCGGAGAATGGGAGGAAAACAATGAATAAAAAGTTTGAATTTACCGGAGAAACCAAAGTAATTTTAGGGCATACCCTGCATCGCATTCGGGCGTTGATTTCGTTCGGTGAAGTCGAAGCTGGGGAACTAGGCGGATGGATTGAAAAAGAGGAAAACCTTGATGCTTCCGGCAACGCATGGGTTTCCGGCGACGCACGGGTTTCCGGCGACGCACAGGTTTACGGCAACGCATGGGTTTCCGGCGACGCACGGGTTTCCGGCGACGCACGGGTTTCCGGCAACGCATGGGTTTCCGGCGACGCACGGGTTTACGGCAACGCATGGGTTTCCGGCAACGCATGGGTTTCCGGCGACGCACGGGTTTACAAGCGCGGTGCGATTTTCTGGATTTCCAATGTTGGTTCGCGCGATGACACGGCAACTTTCTTCGCCTGCCGGGATAAAAAAATCAAAGTAATTGTAGGTTGCTTCTTCGGAGATTTGGACGAGTTTGCCGCCGCAGTACAGAAAACGCAAGGAGATAACACACACGCCAAGGTATACCGCCTTGCAATCGAAATGGCGAAGGAACGCATTAAGATGGATGATATGCCGGAGGAAAGCAATGACGGTTGATGAGCTGCGGCGCAAGTCCAACATGGGGCTGCGGGAGCTGAGAGAATTGGAGGAGATGTAAATGGGTAAGTGTAAGCCGGGTGATATTATCACCATTAAAGGAACGGAATTTGCGGTGCTGGACGTAGAGAAAGGCGTGGCAAAGGACGGCAAAGACCAGTTGTTTGTGCGGCTGAAAGAACCGGTCGGTATTACGGAGTTCGGTCCAACAAATGACTACAGATGCAGCACGTTACGCCGTGCGGTAAACAAGTGGTTTAATAAGTACGAGGTTGCCGCATATGACGACCTGATTTATTCCCGTGAGGTCAGCCTGCTGACGATGGATGGGCGCGAGAATTATGGGATTGTTTATCGCTTAGCAGCACCGTTGACATTTGATGAGTGGCGCAAGTATTCACGCTATATTCCAGATTGCGAGAAAAGCTATTGGCTGGCAACCGGAGATGGCGCAACGGGGCGCTACGGCGTGGACGCCGCGATGCTCGTGTACCCCAATGGCGCTTGGAGCAGCGGCGGCTGCTCGAACGCGTATGCGGTGCGTCCGGCTTTGGTCGTGTCGGAAGAGCTGATTGATACGCCGAAGGACGACGGCTTAAGCAAGTATAGCACGATGGAGCTGATTCAGGAGCTTGAGAAAAGGGTGATGAGGGATGAGCGAGTTTTGCAAGAATGAAAGGCATGGAGGCATATGTGTCAAAACGGGTACTTATTGTAATCTTGGCGCTTGTCCTTACGAACAGTTAGAACAATTTGCACCAGTGGTGAATGGGCGGTGGGAGCAAGATGCGGACGGCGATTGGTATTGCACAAATTGTGATGAAGTTGTTGCTATCTGCGAAAGTGGCAGAGAACGAACTTATCGCAAGCCGTACTGCCCCAACTGCGGGGCAAAGATGGACAGAGGTGCAGACAATGATTGAGTTTAAACCCTGTCCGTTTTGTGGAGGAAAAGCGACTGTTCAATGTAAGCACACCGAAACATACGACGTTTGGGCGAACCACCCCGTTTTGTGTGCTAAGTATCGTGTTGGCTGTGAAAAGTGTGGAATTTATTTCTGGCAGTTGCACGAAATCCAATTGACAGATGGCCAACCTGCTGTTATTAAAAACGGATATGACGAAGCTGCCGAAGCATGGAACAGGAGGGCAAGCAATGATTGAGCTTAAACCTTGCCCGTTCTGTGGAGGGACAAAATTGAAAATCGACAGCAAACGAACTTTTCAGTATGGAGGGAAGAGGCATTGTTCTGTTACTGTAAGGTGTATGCAATGTCACGCGAGAAGTCCTGTTGTTGGTATCAATATGCCTGATGGGCGGTATAACGAGCGTGAAATTTGTGAAAGTGCTGTAATCGAAGCATGGAACAGGAGGGCGGACAATGCGTGAAATCACCAAAGCCGACATGGACAAGCCGATTGAACCGAAAATGGCGCGTGACGCTGTTACAGCGGTGCGCGATATAGCTGCGTATTTAACGGTGGGTGAGTGGTGCTTGATTATGGCAGGCGTGAAGAAAGCCGTTGAGAGAATGACACAGGAGGAAAATAATGAGGTTTAAGAAAGATGGGAAAGTGTACAACGTTATAGATGCGGTACATGAATACTGTAAAAACACAGATTGCCTTGAATGCAAGTTGTACGACAAAAACACAAATATGTGCGTAGACGTGAGACCTGAGCGAGCAGCCATTTTAATGGGTTATGAGGCAATCGAGGACGACACGCCCACTATTGACGAGGCAGTCGAGGAAAACAGCGGGAACGTGAAACGCAGGCTGACCCGTGCGGACATCCTGCACGCGGCGGAGAAGTGCGTATGCGGACAGCGCGAGACGGACTACGGCACACCGGAGGATAACTTTAAGACGATTGCGGAGCTGTGGGAGGCGTATCTTAATAAAGCCTGCATAAGGGGCGTGAACGTGCGCGTAGAGGCAAAGGACGTTGCTGTAATGATGGCACTGCTCAAGATTGCACGTATTGCGGCAGGCGGCGGAAAGGCTGACAGTTGGATTGATCTTGCAGGCTATGCGGCTTGCGGGGCGGAGTGAGAGGGGGTAACGGAATGAAGTACCGTAAGAAGCCCGTGGTTATTGAGGCTGTCCGGTGGACAGGAAAGAACCAGACGGAAATCGACAAGTTCTGTGGAATGAAAGTCGTGTGGAGTGAGAACAAGAAAACATTCCTTGTTTTAACTCTTGAGGGAACTATGCTGGCATCTACTGGCGACTACATCATCAAGGGTGTAAACGACGAGTTCTACCCCTGCAAGCCGGATGTTTTTGAAAAGACGTATGAGCGGGTGGACGAAAATGACGATTGATGAAGCTATCAAGGTAGCAGAAGCCAACGCGGAACTCTATTCGAGCTTCGAAGGGTGGGGACAGGCGGTAAGTTTTTACGACACATGCGCTGCCATGCTGAAAGTAATGAAGAAGATGATCGAGGAAGGCAGACCGGAAGACGCGCCGGATGCGTGGCAGGAGCGCAGAAAGCGCGAGTACCGCGAGACCAAGGACCGGTACGAGAGGCTGCACTGGATGATTACCAAATACGAGGCAGGCGTGCTTGAGTATACGCCGAAGTGCTCGATCGAGCTGTTAAAGCAGCAGAAAAAGCACATGGGCGAGTACCTGCACGATCTGGAAGCCGGCGCATTTGTGGAAGGAGTGGAACTGTGACGATTAACCAGGCCATCCGCATCCTCGACCCGGAAACCTCGGCCGAGGCGTTAGGCGAGATCGAATACTATGGCGGACTGCGCGGCAAAGAGAAGGTGCTGGTCGCCTGCGACGAGGCGTGCCGCGTAGCGGTTCAAATTATGAGAAAATACATGGAGGAACAGAAATGAACAAGAAAATCACGGCGGCACTGCTCTGCGGTGCTATGATGTGTAGTCTGTCGGCCTGCAGGGAGAGCGAGCGCGTTGCGTACAACATCTCGAAGGAGGCGGACAATTTCAACGTCACGCGCCGTCTGGAAGTCATCAACGCGCGTACGGACAAGCCGGTGTTTGAGCTGATCGGCAACTTCGCCATCTCGAACAACAGCGAGAACGAGCTGGAGGTGACTGTCGAGACCGGGCAGGGCGTTTACAAGAAACACCTTGTGTACCTCAACGACTGGACGATCTACGTTGTGGAGGACGTCAGCGGCGCTTACGTGGACAAGTTCCACTACGAGGTGAATTTCCTGCCGGAGATGATCATTCCAGTTACGGTGACGTCGCATGACTAAATACAGCGACAAGGTCCGGCGTTACTTATTATGGTGATACGCCGTGCCGGAACTGCGCTTACTGGCGGACGCTCGGAAACTATAAAAATCTGAAGCTGTGGGCGTGCCACTACGCATTGGTTAACCGGCATTCGAGGGGATGCGAGCCGGGCGAAAGGTGCACAAAAAGAACAGAAAGCTACCGCAGACGGATAGCTTTCAAACACGACGGAAGCACCGAGGAGATTACAAGCCGATGACAGCGAAAGAATGGCTGATGCGCGGGCGCGCACTGGAAAAAACGATTACAGCCTTGCAGGAGGCGCGGAAACGCGCCTATGCACGGGCAACGGGCGCAACCGCGCCGGTAAGGGATACGCCGGGCGGAAAAGGGAGCACGGGGAACAAGGCAGACCCCTACATCGAACTGGGCGAGAAGATCGCAGAGAAAGAAAACGAGCTTGCGGAAATATACGGCGAGATTGTGCGCGTGCTGGGCGAAATGCGGGATAACGAACTGCAAACGCTCCTGCTTGAACGTTACGTGAACGGCGCAACATGGGCGCAGACGGCGCGGCGGCTGCATTACAGCGAGGCGCACGTGAAAGGCTACATGCACAGAATGGCACTGAATGCTGTGGATAAGTTAATACCCCACAATACGCAATAATGTGATATACTGATATCGTGGAAGAGCTCCAAGGGAGCAAAACCACGGCATTCACGGGTTGATAAATTCCGGTTATGTCCTCCTAATTCTCTCCCCTGCTTCGGCGGGGGACACGCTCCAAAGGCTGCACGAGGCCGGAGGGGCTCACACTTCCTTTCGCCCAAGGCATTCCCTAATGAGACGGGAAACCGTCTCAGCCTGTCCGCTGCGTCTGCACGAGGGCGCGCGGGCTCTTTGACTCTCGGGAATACAGTTCAAGGAAACGCGGCAGAGATGCCGCACATGCTCCAAAGCCTGCATGAGGGCGGCGGGGCAAAAAAAGACAGCCGAACGGCTGCCCATAATCTGACGGCTCGGAAAGACGAGCACGGGCGCAGCTTACGGAACGGCGCGCCGACACCTATTCTGACGGCCCGGAAAGACGGGCATCTGTTTGCGAACTTTGCCGGACTGCCCGGCAGGCCTTGCGCAGGGCCAAAGCGTCAGTACACAGCGCAGCAGCACGTGTATCAGGGAGTAATTCCCTGCAACGGGGTAGCGCCCTGCGGTGAAAGTCCGCCGGTTTGCAGGCCGATAACTGCGCGCGAGGGGTTCAAAATTCGAACGTCCTATTTTGTAGCAGCCCCTGAGCGCAAGCCGGGAAACCGTCCGTAAAGCCGGACGCAAGGCGCAGCGATACGCGCACATACCGCGCAAGCGGTATACATGCAGCCCAAAGTTGATACACGGTGCAATTCCGTGTGGCTGCACCTCCAATTAGTCATAAGTAAAAGCACCTCCCCGGGATGGCTTCGGGAAGGTGCTTTTGCTTAGATGTTGCTTAGATGTTGCTTAGATGTTGCTTAGATGTTGCTTAGCGGTTATCATAAGCGCATAGAGCCTCGCACAGCTCGCGCGTCGGGCACTGAGAGCAGTCGCACTCCGAAATGATAACGTTTTCGCACAGTGCGCGAGGATCGGCCATAAAAACGGCCTCGGCTGCTCGGTAGTCCTCAGGGGTAATGATGTTATACATGGGTTACGCCTCCAGCCGGTAGGACATCGCGCTGTTAAGCAGTGCGAAAGTGATGCACTCGTAAAATTCGCCGCGGGTGATTCCCTCCGGCGCGCCGGTGCCCTGCTCGATCAGGTGGGCGACGGTCTCGACATTATGGGCGGTCGGCTCGTGAGAAGATACCCAGTCGAGCATATGCTCGTAATCGTTGCACGTCATGGACGTGCAGAAGTCGTTTTCGATGCATGCCTTGCGGACGCTGTACGCGCTCCAGCTTGCCTTGATGGTCATTTTATATCTTCCTTTCTGCGGGGTTATACCGCCCCGCCCGGTGTAGGTGGATCAGTCAATAGCGCAGTAGGTAAGGGCATCATAGCCCATATCAGCAAGCGCCTTGGTCATTACCTCGGCAGCGGTCTCGCGCTTGTATGCCTGACCGGGAATGTGGAAGCAGATAACCCAACGCCGGTTAAAGCACTTCCACTCAAAGCAGCCGCATCCGGCCTCCTTGCAAGCCTGCTCAATCTTGGCGGACTGCCAGCGCGGGAGCAGGAGCGAGGGCGCATCTAAATTGCAGGCGCCGCCGTCCTCAACTTGTGCGGCTGCGGCTTTGCCGATCTCGTACACCTTGCGCAGATCGTCGCGGAGCTTGGCGTACTTGCCGGTAAGCGGCTTGGGCGCTGCGGGCTTGGTGTCTGCCGGGTAGGCGGTCAGCAGCTCGTCAAAGTCTGCGATTGCGTCCGCCTCGGTGCGTGCCGTGCGGCAGTCGATCTCGTGGCCGTTGGGGTACAGGAGCATAGTCTCGTATTTGCCCGGAGTGAGTTCGCAGGTGTCGAGCATAACGCGGCGGCCGTTGTGTTTGTACTCGGTGTGTTTGATGGTGTTCATGGTGTGTACCTCCAAAATTAAAATTTATGGGTGCGGGCTTTAAGGGTGAACCCGCGAGAACCGTTTAGCTGTGCATGATGCAACCGCTGTGGCTGCGGTCGAAGTCACCTTTGCACTTGCCGTCCTTGTCGTACCAACTGCCGGTGCTCTCTGCGGCAAAGCGGGAGCAGGAGAGGCACATGGGGTTTACAAGGCAGAAGCGGCGAAGGTCGCTGTCTTCCGGTGCTTCCTGATCGAGCCATGCGTCAAAGCCTTCCGGGTAACGCTTCTCGATTTCGTCCATCAGCCAACCGCGCGTGATTGCGGTTTCTTCACTGTTGCTCAGGTGCTCGGTCATCTCCCAGCAGCCAAAGAGCTGCTCTGCGGTCAGGCTTGCGATCTTTGCGGTTGCTTTCTCGGTTGCGGTCATATTGATTACTTCCTTTCGGCGTTCGTTTCCTTTACTGTGACTATAGTATAATATATTTGCGCAAGTATAGCAATGGGCAAAATAACTATATTTGCGCAAGTATATTTGTGGGTTATGTATATTTACACAAACATATCTGAGGCGTATAATAGCCATCGTTAGGAGGTGCTGTTATATGCCATCCAGCAAGGCGCAGCAGAAAGCAACCAATAAGTACATCAACAAGGCTTATGACCGGGTTAATTTAACCCTGCCGAAAGGCAAGAAAGAAGAGATCAAATCCCATGTGGAAGGCCGGAGCGAAAGCGTGAATGGCTTTATCGCCCGTGCGATTGATTGCCAGATGGCGCGAGACAAAGAGGAGGACAAAGCGTAGTGTATGATAGAGTAGATGCAAGTAGCGGAGAGAGCCTGTGCCGTACTATGGCGGAGGAATGCGATACCGCGATCTTAGCATTTTCCACAGGTAAGGACAGCATTGCAGCGTGGTTGCAGCTGAGAAAATATTTCAAGCATGTAATCCCGTATTATTGTTACACCGTGCCAGGTCTGGAATTCGTCGAAAACAGCCTCGCATACTATGAGGATTTTTTCGGCACTCACATTTACAGGCTGCCGCACAGATCGTTGTACCGCATGCTGCGGAATCTGGTATTCCAATCGCCGGAGCATGTAACCAAGATCGAGGCGCTGGACTTGCCGGGCGAAGAATATGATGATGCCGAGATCGGCGAGATCATCCGCGAATGCAAGCGACTGCCGGAATGCGTATACACTGCGACCGGCGTTAGAATGGCAGACAGTCCTATGCGGCGTATTGCCATGAAAACACATGGAGCGATCAACCACAATGCAAAGCGGTTCTATCCGGTGTTCGACTGGGTAAAAGCCGACCTGCTGCGCGAATTTGATGCAAGCGGTGTTCGCCTGCCGGTAGACTATAAGCTGTTCGGCAGAACGTTCGATGGTATTGATTATCGGTTCTTGAAGCCGATCAAGGAGAATTTCCCGAGGGATTACGAAAAGATCATCACATGGTTCCCGCTGGCGGAACTGGAGTTATTCAGGAGGGGTGAGCTGTAATGGGATATTGGAACGACAACGAAGTTAAGGAAACAAAAGATGATCACATTGAATTAGAGCAGCTCGAAAGCGAGTGCCTCGATGAGCTGGGAGATGTAGAAAAGAGTTTCCGTGAGCGCATGGGCGCTGAGAATAAGCGATTTAAGGATATGTGCGATACCGAATATTGGTGCTGCATCTGCTTCACCAGCCGTGCGCAGAAGGAGGAATTTTTGGAGTCTCTGGAGTTTGACGGCGATTTGAAGTATATCGAAGGAAAAGAATTCGCGCGAGCGGTGAAAAGACCGGTTAAAACCGAGGATTTGCGGTTTGCGCGTATCGGCAAAGGCTCAAAAGATTACTTGAGCAGGCTCATAGATGAGTAAAAAAGACGAAAAGGGCTGTCTTTCGGGATGGCTCTTTTTCATACCCGAAAGGAGGTGTAAGGCATGGGCAATGGTTATGGTAGTAGCAGACTTGCGAACCGTGGACGCGTTGGCAATCGTCGCCGTAGCGTAGCGGTTGGCCGTCGTGCGGCTGGCGCTCGTGGCGCCCGCTCGTCCTCAACCTAAGCAAATACAACTCAACAGATAAAGCACCGAGGTTTTGCCCGGTGCTTTTCTTTTGAGGAAAGGAGGTTAGAAGATGCCTAGAGGCAGACCGAAGAAAGCTATTGACCTTGACGCTGTGCAGGAGCTTGCAAGCGAGGGCAATACGCAAGAAGAAATTTCAAAGGCGCTCGGTTTTTCGCGTGCGACGTTCCACAATCGCAAGGAAGTAACCGAGGCTTATTATAAAGGCGTTGCAGAAATGAAGCTGAGCCTGCGACACTGGCAGTTTAACGCTGCCCGTGGCGGTAACATCCAGATGCTTATCTGGTTGGGCAAGCAGTACCTCGGACAGCGCGACACAGTAGAGGAAAAGATCGAAAGCGAAGGCGTGAAGGTGATTATCGATGTCTGAGTTGAAGCTCTCGCAGATCATCGGACCGGCATTTTACGCCGTTGCGCACGATGTGTTTGCACATGGGCACACGCATTACGATGAGAGCGGCGGCCGTGGCTCGCTGAAATCGTCGTTTGTGTCGATTGTCGTTCCGCTGCTGCTTATCCACAACCCCGGAACGCATGCGCTTGTGTTACGCAAGGTTGCAAACACCATCCGCGATAGTGTATACGCACAGTATGTATGGGCAATTGGTGAGCTGGGCATGGCTGACTACTGGGACGCGAAGGTATCGCCGATGGAGCTGATATATCGCCCGACCGGACAGAAAATCATGTTTCGCGGCGCTGATGACCCGATGAAGATCAAGTCAATCAAGGTTCCGTTTGGTTATATTGCTGTTACGCATTTCGAGGAGAAAGACCAGTTCTCAGGACGCGCGGAAATCCGAACGATCTTGCAGTCTACAATGCGCGGCGGTGATAAGTATTGGAACTTTGAGAGTTATAACCCTCCGATCAGCCGCGACAACTGGGCGAACAAGGATAGTTTAGAAGAACGCCCTGACCGTCTCTGCCACCGCAGCACGTACCTTGAAGCGCCGCGCGAGTGGTTGGGCGATCAGTTTATTTATGAGGCGGAGCACCTAAAACTGACGAACGAACGAGCGTATCAGCATGAATACCTCGGCATTCCGGTTGGCACGGGTGGCAATGTCTTTGAAAACCTTGAACTGCGAGAAATCACAGATGATGAGGTGGCAACGTTCGATCGTATCTATCAAGGCGCTGACTGGGGATGGTTCCCCGACCCGTTCGCTTTTATCCGCGTCCACTACGACAGAGCGCGTGAGACGGTGTATTTTATCGATGAGATATACAAAAACAAGCTGAGTAACGAGGAAAGCGCCGGTATTATCATGGAGCGCGGCTATAATGATACGTTTATCACCTGCGACAGTGCAGAGCCAAAAAGCGTTGCAGACTACCGCGCTATGCGACTGCCTGCCAAAGAGGCCGTGAAGGGTCCCGGCAGCGTCGAGTACGGCATGAAGTGGCTACAGCGCAGGACACTTGTCATCGACCGCAAGCGAACGCCGCACGCCTATGATGAGTTTGTGAACTATGAGTATGAGCGCGACAAGGACGGCGAGATCATCAGCGGCTATCCAGATGAAAAGAACCATCTGATTGACGCCACGAGATACGCCCTTGAGCGCGTTTACAGAAGAATGGGAGTGATTGCTTGACGATCATTGAAAAACTGAAAGAGCTCGGCTATAACACAATCGCCCCCGAGTTTTACGGTAAGGTTGCGGAGTGGCGCAGCTGGTATGTGGGTGATGTGAAGTCATTCCACCATTACAAGGTGCGGAACTGCGGCCGAACCGTGCATTGCAAGCGATATACGCTCGGTATGGCGAAGAAGTTAGCCGAGGACTGGGCGAACCTGCTCATGAACGAAAAGGTGAATATCACCTTGGAGGGCGAGAAAGAACAGGCGTTCGTCGACCGCATCTTTGAAGAGAACAACTTCGAGGTAAAGGCGAACGAGATGCAGGAAATGAAGTCTGCACTGGGTACGGTCGCATACATTCCGCGTGTTGTCGGTGCAGTGTCGGACGGCGAACAGCCTATTGCGGGCGCAGCAAACGGCATTCAGATTGATTATGTGACTGTAGAACACATTTTCCCTCTGGCATGGCAGAACGGCGTTATCATGGAATGCGCGTTCGACAGCAGAACCGCCGTGAAAGGCGAGGATTACTGCTATCTGCAAATCCACAAGCGAAATGAAAACGGCTTTTACGACATCGAAAACCGCATTTTCAAAATCACAAATGAAAGTTTGTCTGAAGAAAGCCTTGCAAGCGTGCCGGGGTTTGAAAAAATTCCACCCGTTGTGCATACCGCTTCGAACAAGCGGCGGTTTGTGATTGATCGTTTGAACATCGCGAACAACTTTGATTATTACATTCCGCTCGGCATTCCGGTCTATGCAAACGCGATTGACGTTCTGAAAGGCGTTGATATCGCATACGACAGCTATGTAAACGAGTTTCTGCTCGGCAAAAAGCGCATTATGGTCAAGCCTGCTGCAACGCAGTATCTTGACGGTGAGCCGGTGTTTGACCCGGACGAGCTCGCATATTATGTGCTGCCGGAGGATACGCAGGACGGCAATGTAATTGAGCCTATCGACATGTCGCTGCGAACCAGTGAGCATAACCGGGGCATTCAAGATCAGCTGAACCTACTGTCAACCAAGACAGGTTTCGGCGAGAGCTATTATCACTTCGACGGCGCAAGCGTTGCAACCGCCACGCAGGTAATCAGCGAAAACAGCACCATGTTCCGCACGATCAAGAAGCATGAAATCATCCTTGAGCAGGCACTTGTGGAGCTGTGTCGCATTATTCTGCGGCTCGGAAATGACGCGATGAACGCCGGGCTGAACGAGGATGTGGAAATCAGCATTGACTTTGATGACAGCATCATCGAGGATAAGGGCACGGACTTCACGCGAGACATGCAACTGCTTAACGCAGGCATAATGAACGACTGGGAATTCCGCGCTAAGTGGCTCAATGAAGATGATGAGACGGCGAAGAAAATGCTGCCTAAAGCGCAGGATATGACAGACGAGGGGGAAGATGAGATTGAATGAAGTATCCAATCACACCGGAATACCTCGACGCAGCGCCCGAACCGATTGCGATTGCAATGCGAGAGCTCGAAAAGGACATCTTGCGCGAGATATGTTCACGCTTTAAGCTGACCGGCGAACTGAACGAGGCTGCCATGAACAATATCCGCGCTCTGCGTGCGCAAGGCCTCGACATGGAGACCATCGAGAAAATGATAGCGAAGCACAGCAAGGAAACACTGCCTCAGGTGCAGGAAGCACTTGACCGTGTTGTTGAATACAACCAGAAGTATTACAACGAGCTTGCAAGCAAGGCGAGCATTGCTGAACCGCTTTTCTGGATGACGGCTGCGGATATCGCGCAGATACAGTCACAGACGCTTGACGGATACCGCAACATTACACGCTCTCTCGGTTTTGCACTGCAAACAAACGGAAAGGTTACATTTCAGTCGATTGCAAAGGCGTATCAAGCCGCCCTTGACAAAGCAGAAGTGAAAATGCAGTCCGGCGCGTTTACGTTGCAGCAGTCACTTGAGGATGCAGTTAGAGAGCTGGCAGACAGCGGCATATACACGATCGACTATGCGACAGGGCATAGAGACCGTGCAGACGTTGCAGCGCGCAGAGCTATTTTCACGGGGCTAAATCAGCTCACCTCGAAATATACGGAAACAGCTGCGGAAACACTGGAAACTGACCTGTACGAAATCACCGCCCATCGCGGCGCGCGTGATAAAGGCACAGGATGGAAGAACCACAAGGCATGGCAAGGCAAGGTTTACAGCACGAAAGACGGCAGCAAATACCCGAATATTTACAAGGTTTGTGGATTGGGTGCTGTTGACGGTCTGGAGGGCGCTAACTGTAGGCATCATCGGCATGCGTTTTTAGAGGGCGTTTCTGAGCGCGTCTACACAGACGACGAGCTTGCGAACATCGACCCACCTCCTGTGGAGTTCGAGGGACGCACGTACAGCGCCTATGAAGCAACGCAAATGCAACGCAAGATGGAACGCACAGTGCGCAAACTGGAGCGCCGCAGAGCCGCGTACAACGCCGCAGGAATGACGGGCAAGGAAGAGCAAACAGGAATCCGCATTCGCCGATTGAAGAAAGAATATCGCGAATTCAGCCGGGCGGCGAGCCTGCCGACGCAGACCAACCGCATGAAAGTAATTGAATAATTGGCATCGTGGAAACACGGTGCTTTTTTATTGCCAAATTGTCCGACAGGACGTTAAACAAGGAGACCACAATGGAAAACAACGCTACCAACACCAACGCGCCGGGCGCGGAAAACAACACTGCTGCACAGCAGGAAAAGACGTTTACGCAGGCAGATGTAGACAAGATGATCCAGTCTCGCCTTGACCGTGAACGGAAGAAGATGCCCAGCGAGGAAGAGCTGACCGCATTCCGCACGTGGAAAGACAGCCAGCAGACCGAGCAGGACAGAATGAACAACATCACCAAGGAGCGCGACGCCGCAGTAAGCAACCTTTCGACGGCGAACGCGAAGATCGAACAGCTTGAGCATGAAAAATACGTTTCGTCCAAGGGTTTTACCGGTGACGAGGCGGAATTTATCGCGTTCAAGGCTGCGAAGATGGTAGATGACAAGACCACCTTTGAACAGGCAGTGGATGCAATCGCGCAGGAACGTCGGCCGCGAACCTCGTTTGATTGGACTGCGCCTGTTGGCGATGGCAACCAGAAAAACGCCCCCAACGCGGCAATGAACGCGCTTATCCGTGGGGCAATCAAGTAAGAAAAGGAGCTTTTAACAATGGCAAATAACGTAATTGACCGCAATTCCCTTTCCGGCCTCATCCCGGAGCCGGTAACTCGTGAAATCCTTCAGGGCGCTGTTGCAGAGTCGGCAGTGCTGCGTATGGCTCGCCGCCTGCCGAACATGACCAGCAAGACCCAGACCATGAACGTTCTGGATATGCTGCCGACCGCTTACTGGGTAAACGGCGAGGTTTCCGGCACTGGCGCGGCTGACTCCGCAGCGTACAAGCAGACCACCAAGATGGCATGGGACAAGAAGAAGATTTACGCCGAGGAAATCGCGGTAATCGTCCCCATCCCGGAGGCAGTTCTGGATGATGCGGATTACGACATCTGGGGTGAAGTTCGTCCGCGTCTGGTCGAGGCGTTCGGCAAGAAGATTGACGCCGCAATCCTGTTCGGTGCTGACAAGCCGACCACGTGGCGTGATGGCGTTGTCCCGTCTGCGATTGCAGCAGGCAACGGCGTTCCGACCTCTACCGACACTTTCGGCGACATCATGGGCGAGAACGGCCTTATCGCAAAGGTTGAACTGGACGGCTACAGCCCGAACGGCGTTGTATCCGCCGTACAGATGCGCGGCAAGCTGCGCGGTCTGGTAGATACCACCGGTCAGCCGATCTTTAAGACTGACATGCAGGGCGCGTCTCGCTACGCTCTGGACGGCATGGATATGTATTTCCCGAACAACGGCGCGTTTGACCCGACGCTCGCAAAGATGATTGTCGGCGACTGGTCGCAGCTCGTTTACGCCATCCGTCAGGACATCACGTTCAAGATCTTCACCGAGGGCGTTATTCAGGATCCGTCTACCAAGGCAATCCAGTACAACCTCATGCAGAACGACATGGTTGCGCTGCGCGCGGTTATGCGCCTCGGCTGGGAGATCGCAAACCCGGTAACTGCATTTAATGCGGACATGGAAAACCCGTTCCCGTTCTCCGTTTACGGCAACGGCGGCACTGTTTCCACTGTAAAGGTAACTCCGGCGACTGCAAGCCTTGCAGCGGGCGGTTCCAAGCTGTTTACTGCGGCTGTAACCGGTAACGGCATTGTTTCCGACAGCGTATCGTGGAGTGTTTCCGGCGGCGCAAAGGCTAACACCAAGATCACCGAAGACGGCCTGCTGACCGTTGACAAGGCGGAGACTGCATCGAGCCTCACGGTAACTGCTGAGTCGAAGCAGGACGCAAGCAAGAGCGGCACCGCATCCGTAACCCTTTCGTAAGGAGAAAACGCAAATGGTAGATTATGCATATTACAAGGATACGTACCTCGGCAACCAGATTGCCGAGGACGAGTTTCCGCGCCTTGAAAGCCGCGCTGTAGCATATCTTACCTATCTTACGCGCGGAAGAATTGACGATAGCGAGCCTGCAAAGATGGCGTGCTGTGCGGTCGCGGAGCAGTATCAAGTGATTGATACGCTCCAAACTCGCGCGGCATCTGCTGAGCAGGAGAAACAGAGCGAGAGCGTTGGCTCTTGGTCTGTAAGCTATCGCAGCGGCACGGAGGCAATGCAGGAGGCAAAGGCACAGCTTAAAGCGGCTGCGGAAATGTATCTTGCAAATACCGGAATGCTGTACCGAGGTGGGAGGTGTCGCAAATGCGATTACCTCACACTGTAACGCTGTTTCAGCCGTCCGGCAGAACCGTTTTAACCGGTGTGCTGTTGGAAAGCACGAGAGGAACGGCAGTAACGAAGAACGCGCAGAACAGCGCGGATTCGGTCACTCTGCATATTCCAATTCCGTTCGATTTAATAGTTTCGCCGGAAAAGGATTATTTCGCGCGTGGTGACATTCCGGACGAAGGAAGTTACCAGAAATGCCGCGAAAAGCATGAAACATACCGCGTTACAAGCGTTTCGTTGTATGACTACGGCGGGCTACAGCATTTGGAGGTGGGCGGCCGATGATTCGATACTCTCTGAACATCAAGCTACCGGATAACGTACTGAGCAAGCGCGTTGAAAAGGCGAATGCATGGTTAGTGGAGGAAATCATAAAAGATACAGATCAGTTTGTGCCTGCCCGCACCGGCGTATTGGCTATGAACGTGCAGCGGCACGGGCATACCATCGTTTATGCGTCCCCATATGCGCGGTTTCAGTATTACGGCAAGGTCATGATAGACCCCGCAACTGGCAGCACGTTCGCGCCTGCTGGCGTAAGAAAAGTGGTTACCGATAGACCGCTGAAATACAACAAATCCATGCACAAGCACGCGCAATCGCATTGGTTTGAAGCAAGTAAGGCGGTTTACGGTCCGCACTGGGAGGAAGGAGTGCGAAAAATTCTGACCGATGGCTGAGAAAGTGAAATTACTGACGGCACGCGATCAAGATAACATTTCGAAAGCCGTTTTTTTATGGCTGCAAGGCTATAAGCCGGACATGGAGTTTGAATATCTCCCGCCGGAACGCTCGGGAATCATGCTTACAACGGTACAGGCGGCGTTTAAGACGGCGCAATACATTGATGGCGGCTACGCAGCACAGTACCAGTTTGGCGTTATGTATCGAGCGCTCCCAACAACCAGCGGCGAACGCTTAGATGTTGAATCCCTGCTGAATGAACTCGGAACATGGGCGGAAGAAAACCCGCCGGATTTAGGCGAGGGAATTACCGTCACCGATGTTGAACGCACTACCCGCGCCGGGCTTGTGGCAAGATACGAAGATTTAACCGAGGATTATCAAATCCTCATGACCATCAAATTTGAAGTAGAGGTGCAATAAATGGCAACTGTTGAAAAGATTAAGCGTCCGCTTATCGCCCATTTTCTGGACACGTCCGACAAGATGGGCGAGTATTCGGCGGCAAAGTTTAAGCGTATCGGCAAGAACGTAACTGAAGCTTCCACCGATTACGGCGCACAGACCGAGACGGAGCAGGACATTATTTCTGATTCTGCGACTACTGAGATTACCGGCTATCAGCCGACCATGAGCGTTTCTCAGCAGTGCACCAAAGGCGATGACGTGTTTGAGTTTATCGACAAGAAGCGTCGCGCTCGTGCTACTCTGGCAGATTCCCACGCATGGCTGCTGAATGTGGACATGTGGAATGCTACCAGCGACAGCGACACTGCGACTTATGTTGCAGAGGTGCAGGAAGTATCTGTACAGGTTGATACCTACGGCGGCGCAGGCGGCGAATCTCCGACGCTGGAATATACGCTGAACTATGTAGGCGACCCGATTCCGGGCACTGTTAAGATCACCGGCGGCGCACCGGTATTCACTGCGAACGTATCCGTATAAGGAGGTAACGAGGAATGGATAGTATCCGCGTAAACAGCGGCGTAAAGGTTATTGAAGTCAACGACAAGGGAGAGACGATCTCCCTCCCGCTGTCTGATGATAGCTTTGTCAAAGGCTTTTTCGACCTGCTGAATGAAATCAAAGACAAGGCAACGGCTATTTCTGAGAAGAAAGGCGACGTTCTGGACACTCTGGACGATATCGTAGCGTTTGACAAAGACGTTAGGGACAAAATCGACGCGCTGATTGGCGAAAATACTTGCGCGAAGGTGTTTGGTGCGGTTCTTCCGTCCTCCGACCAGTTCCTTGATTTCTTCGCACAGCTTACTCCCATCATTGACAGCCACGTTGAGAAACGTGCAGCAAACATGAGCAAGTACAGCGCGGAGCGTGTCGGCAGTGTTTAACATGTTGCTCGACCGCCTGCCAAGCTCTTACAAGGGGTATCTGATTCGCACGGATTACAGAATCGGCATTCAGATTTCCCTTGCGCTGGACGACCCGAATTTAAGCGATAATGACCGTGCATGGGTGGCATTATCCTTGCTTTACGGAGCAGGGATGCCACCCATTGACATTGCACTGGAAGGTTTGCAGTGGTTTATTCGCTGTGGCGACGATAGAGAGATTGAACCCGGCGGTAAACGCATGATGTGGTTCGATTTTGATTCTGCACGGTTGTACGCATCGTTCCGACAGACGTTCGGCATTGAGCTGCACAAGGTCAATCTGCACTGGTTTGAGTTTATGGCAATGATGGAAAGCCTTAACGAAGATTCGGCAATGTCTCATGCCCTGCAAATCAGAGGCACGGACACAAGCAAAATGAAGGGAAAACAGAAACAGGAATACGAACGTCTCAAACGTAATTTAACCCCTGCACCCGCACTTTCCGAAGAGGAAAAGGAAGCTATTGACGCTTTCTGGGCGCAGATCAATTAGAAAGGCGGTGAATAAATGGCGGATGGCTCTATCAGAATCGACGCTACTGTAAGCGACGAACAAGCGAAAAAGCAGATTGCACAAATGACGAAAGACATTGAGAAGCAATCAGCCGCCGTAGATAAACAAGCCGCAAAGGTGCAAAAACTTGCTGATCAGTGGAACAAGGTAGCCGCTGGCGGCACGAAGGGCATTAAAATGCAAGCCGACCTTGCAGCAACGGAGAAAGAAGCCGCACGTCTGGCTGCTCGGTTGGATGAAGTAAACGCTGAGATTGAAAAGGCTCAGAGCGATTACAACACCAAACTGAAACAGGCGACAACGGGCGCAATTCCACAGGAGGAATTCTCGGAATCAGCGCAAAAGCTGAATTCTCTTGTTGCTGAATCGGATAAACTGGGTGAAGCTCTGCGAAACGCAGATGATAAAGCGGCACAACTGAAACAACAGCTTGCCGAGATTAAGCAATCGTCCACGATGAGCAGCGCCGGTCAGAATGTACGGCAAAGCCTTGACAATGAGACAACGCAGTTAGGCAACATGAAGGCCGGGCTTAAACAGTCCAAATCGGAAATGAACGACTTCGTAAGTCAGACTAACTCGAAGATGGCGAAACTGAAACGAGTTATTGCAGGTTTGGGCGCTGGCTTGAAAACCTCTGTCGGCAGTCTGCAAAATTCGCTCGGCGGCAAATTGGGCGCGGCGATTGACAAGCTCAAATCCAAATTCTCCAATTTCGGACGTTCCAGCCAAAAGTCCATGAAGAAAGCAACGGGCGGCGTGCAGTCGTTCGGGGTGCGTCTGCGTTCTATCGTTGCGGGCGCGTTGTTCTTCAACTTGATTTCCAAAGCGCTTACGGCAATGGCTGACCGTTTGGGCAAGGCTCTGCTTGCGAACAAGACGTTTGCAAAGTCGTTCGGGCAGGTGAAAAGCAACCTGCTGACGGCGTTTCAGCCTATCTATGAATCTATTATTCCATGGCTGAATAAGTTGATGCAGGCTCTTGCACAGGTAACGGCACAGATGGCACAGTTTACCGCATCAGTGTTCGGAACGACGGCGCAGAAAGCGCAGGACAACGCTAAAGCGCTTGAGGAACAGGTAGACGCAACAAACGACACCACAAAGGCGACAAAGAAAGCTGAAAAGGCTCTTGCGTCGTTTGATACAGTCCAGAAATTAAGCAATAATAGCGATAACACGACCGACCCGAGCGCACCTAAGTTTGATACGGATTATTCCGCAGTAAAAAAACAGACACCGCAATGGCTCACTGACTTCTGGAAAGTATTTCAGGATTCGTGGGCGCAGTACGGACAGCAGACCATTGAAAGCGCAAAGAACGCTCTTTCTGCGCTGAAAGACATGGTTTCCGCTATCGGTCAGTCGTTTATGGCAATCTGGACGAACGGAACCGGACTTGAAACGCTGAACAATATTCAACTGCTGCTGCAAACCATCTT